CAACTCTAGCCAATCAAAGATGGCATCGTTAATCGGAAACTACAATCACTATATGGATATGATTCGTTCAGTCACAGGATTGAATGAGGCAAGAGATGGATCTACGCCTGACCCCAATTCCTTAGTGGGCGTTCAGAAGTTAGCTGCGTTGAATTCTAATACAGCAACTAGACACATATTAGACGCTAGTCTTTATATTACAAGAACAATAGCCGAAGGGCTTTCTTATAGAATATCTGACTTGCTAGAGTACGCAGACTTTAAAGATGAGTTTGCTATGCAGATAGGGAAATACAATGTTGGTATTTTAGATGAGATAAAAGATTTATATATCTATGACTTTGGGGTATTTATTGATGTTGCTCCTGATGAAGAGCAAAAGCAAAAGTTAGAAGAGAATATTCAAATGGCTCTTTCTAAAGGAGATATTAATTTAGAAGATGCTATTGACGTTAGAGAGCTTCGGAATATCAAGGTAGCAAATCAATTGCTTAAAGTTAAAAGAACTCAAAAAGCAGAAAGGGATCAACAGATGCAGATGCAGCAACAACAACAACAAGCTGACATCAATATGCAATCACAGCAGATGGCGGCACAAACTGCTATGCAGAAACTAGAAGCAGAGACTCAGTCTAAAATGCAAATCAAACAGGCAGAGATTGCTTTTGAAATTGATAAGATGCAGCAAGAGGCTCAATTAAAGTTTGCGTTGATGCAGAAAGAGTTTGATTTGAATATGCAGGTTCAAGGTATTCAACAAAATGGTTTAGAAGATAGAGAAGTTCAACGTGAAGATGCTAAGTCTTCTCGTATAAGTCAACAAAATAGTCAGCAGTCTAAATTAATTAATCAACGTAAGAAGGGTTTACCTCCTATTGATTTTGAATCCAATGAGGATTCGTTAGATGGTTTTGATTTTGCTGAGTTTAACCCTAGATAATAATAATTTTTTTATTGTAACTTTGTATAAAATATAATTAAATGGAATTTAAAGTACGAGCAGTAGAGGATCAAGGAGAAAAATCAGTTCAAGAAGTTGAACAAGAATTACTTGAGAAGCATGAAGAGCAATTTGAAGGAAGTGGTGATAACGCATCAGGAAATGAATCAAGCCCTGAGAGTACCTCCTCCGTACAAGAGCAAAAAACAATACAGCCGGAAGGCGAAGCACAAACTCAATCCTCAGAGTTAAACGAGGAAGACGTTCTTTCATATATAGGAAAAAGATATGGTAGAGAGATAACTTCTTTAGATGAATTTAATCAGACTCGACAAGAGGCTGAAGATTTACCTGAAGATGTTGCTACATACCTTAAGTTTAAAAAAGAAACTGGTCGAGGTCTAAATGATTTTATTAATGCTAATAAAAATTATGATGACATTGATTCAGAAGAACTCTTAGTAGATTACTATCGTCAGACTGAAAAAGAATTAGATGCGGAAGATATTAAATATCTCATCAAAGACAAGTTTGGTTATGACGAAGATTATGACGAAGATGATGTCATAAAGAAAAAGAATATCGCTAAGAAAAAAGAGCTTGCAAAAGCAAAAAACTTCTTTGAGGAATATAAACAGAAATACTCCACCCCACTAGAGTCTAGTCAGGGGATGGCTTCTGCTGAAAACCAAGATGAAGCAATTGCTTACAAGAAATATATCGATGATGCAAAAACGTATCAAGAGGAAGTGGATAGAAAATCGAAATGGTTTGTGAATAAAACCGATGAGGTGTTTAACGATGAATTCAAAGGTTTTGATTTCAATATTGGAGAACAGCAAATTCAATTTTCACCAGGAAACACATCTGATTTGAAGAAGACTCAGCTAGACGTAAACAACTTTATTAATAAGTTTCTAGATGATTCCGGAATGATGAGTGATGCCAAAGGATACCATCGAGCATTATCAATTGCAATGAACCCTGATAAGTTTGCGAATTTTTTTTATGAGCAAGGTAAGTCAGATACGGTTACGGATTCTGCAAAGAAGTCAAAGAATATAAACTTTAACTCTGTACGATCCACACCTGAAACGACTAGCAAAGGGGGGACGCAAATTAAGGCACTTAGTTCGACATCGAGTCGTGGCCTTACAATAAGATCTAAAAAAAACAATTAACAAAGTCCTCTGAATAAAATAGGAGGCATTCAAAAAAATGGCTGGAAATTTAGTCGCTGGTGGAGTTGCATTGCAACCGTCAGCAGAGCAGGTAGCATTGTCTACCAATTACATTACAACATTCGATTTCTTAAATCAGTATCTTCCTGATACTTACGAGAAAGAGTTTGAGAGATATGGTAACCGTACCATCTCTGGATTTTTAAGAATGGTTGGCGCAGAGATGCCATCCAACTCTGACCTCATCAAGTGGGCAGAACAAGGGCGTTTGCACACAAAGTATACTGCGTGTACATTAGCTACTTACACTGGTGCTGAAACAACTCAAACTATTACAGTTCCTGCTGCACAGTTAATCCCTGGTACAGGTACAATTGCTGTTCGTGTTGGTCAAACAATTCTTCTTTCAGATGAGACTGCTGCTTCAGGATTCTCTAACAAAGCAATTGTTACTACAGTAGGTGTGGGTGCAGCTAACGAATTCACAGTTGCATACTACGAAGCTACTCAAGCTGCTTACGCTGGCGCAAGTACTGTTTCTATGTTTGCTTATGGTTCTGAGTTTGCTAAAGGAACAACTGGAATGGCAGGTTCTTTAGAGTCTGATGACATCTTCCTTGAAAACAACCCTATCATCCTTAAGGATAGATATGCTGTCAATGGGTCAGATATGGCACAGATTGGATGGGTTGAAGTTACTTCTGAGAATGGGGCAAATGGATATCTATGGTACTTGAAGTCTGAGCATGAAACAAGATTACGTTTCGATGATATGCTTGAGACTGCAATGATTGAAGCTATACCTGCTGCTGTTGGTTCAGGAGCTACCACTGCTGGATTTATTGGTTCTGAAGGTATCTTTAGTGCTGTAGGCGCAAGAGGTAATGTTTGGAATGGTGGCTACCCAGTAGACCTTTTAGACTTTGACGCTATCATATCTCGATTAGATAAGCAAGGTGCAATTGAGGAGAACGCAATCTTCCTTGATCGCCAGTTTGGTTTCGCAATAGATGATATGCTTGCTGCTCAGAACTCTTATGGAGCAAATGGTACATCTTACGGATTGTTTGACAACGACCAAGAGATGGCACTTAACTTAGGCTTCTCAGGATTCCGAAGAGGTTATGACTTCTACAAGACGGATTGGAAATACTTAAATGACCCAACAATGCGTGGTGATTTAGTTGGTGGTAAAGTAAGTGGACTTTTAGTTCCTGCTGGATCAACAAGTGTTTACGATCAGGTTCTTGGAAAGAACGCAAAGCGTCCATTCCTTCATGTTCGTTATAGAGCTTCTCAAACTGAGGACAGACGATACAAGACTTGGATGACTGGTTCTGCCGGTGGAGCGCAAACATCTTCTTTAGATGCAATGGAGGTTAACTTCCTTTCTGAAAGATGTGTTTGTACTTTAGGAGCAAACAACTTTGTATTATTCCAAGGGTAATATAAAACCAAATAAGGGGGAGGTTAGCCTCCCCTTTTTTTTAAAATTTAATTTAATAAAATGAAAAAGAAAAACACGATTCCAAAAGACATGGTATTTGTCTTAAATCAAGAAAACGCTCCATTGAGCTTTATGTTGAACTCTAGGAACTCTTCAAGTAACCCATTGTTATATTGGGATGGCGAACAAAATAGAGCATTGCGATATGCTAAAAACCAGAAGTCTCCCTTTGTGGATGAGCAAGATGGTAACTTTATTTTAGAACCTATTATTTTTGAAGACGGGTCATTGGTTGTTCCAAAGACTAACCCCTCGTTACAACAATTTTTAATGTGTCACCCTGGTTTTAATAAGATATTTAGTCTATTAGACCTTGAACAAGAAGCACAAGACGATGTGGACATATTAACAATGGAAGTAGATGCTTTAATTAAAGCAAAAGAATTAAGTTTAGACATGACTCTTAGTGTCGCAAGAGTTCAGTTAGGATTAAATGTAGATAAGATTAGTACTGTAGAAATCAAAAGAGATATCCTAGTTTACGCTAGAAACTATCCAGAAGATTTTTTAATTGCTATTCAAGATCCAAACCTTTCTGTTCAGGACACTATAGCTAAATGTTTTAACGAAACTATTCTTCGTTTACGAAACAAGAATAGAGATGTTTATATTAACCTTCCTAGCAATAAAACAAAGTTAATGACGCTTCCTATCGGAGAAGAAAGGAATTATGCAGTTGCAGCATTCTTAAAATCTGATGATGGCTTACCAACTTTAAAAATGTTAGAGGATCACTTAGAAAAAGAATTCGCATAATATGTCAATGCAGATATCCATATCGAATGCTATAGGAGGAGGGGGCGGCTCACAAGGCGGAACGCCAACACCTCCTACTCCCCCTCCATTTGCAGACACAAAAAGTTTTCAATTTGATGGGATAACTGACTATATAGATTGTGGAGACTTTAGTGCTTATGACAACGGAGATTTAAGTGTAAGTGCTTGGGTGTATAAAACGACAACAACGGGAGTCCCCGAAAGAGTTATTTCAAATAGTGGTTCAAGTTCAAAAGCGGGAATTGATATTTCTATTGATAGGAATGAAAACGTTTCAGTGATTAGAAACACAAGAACATCTGATACAAATACTGGCTGGGTTAACATTGGTTTTACATTAAATAATTGGCATCATATTAGTGCTACTTACAAAGACTCTACAAGGACATTAAAAATCTATTTAGATGGGGTTTTAAGGCATACAAAAATAGGAAATGTAAGTACAAATTCTGCAAGTATTCCAATATCAATTGGATGCTATAGCAATGGAGTATCACAATTTTGGCAAGGCAACATTGACGAAGTAAGTCTATACAATGCAGAACTTTCACAAAGTGATATTTTATCAATCTTTAATGGAGGTGTTCCCGATTCATTGACTGCATTCAATCCAATACTATGGATTCGTATGGGGGAAAAAGCAACTTGGAATGGTAGTAAATTCACCATAGAGAATCAAGGTAGTGCAGTAATCAGTCCTTTCAGTATAGGAATCACACCATCAGACCCTAATCCAACAACAGATGTACCATTGTTTGACAATAAGTCTTTCACCTATGATGGGATAAGTGACTATGTTAGTTTAGGTTCATTTGCACAATTTTTAGGCAATAAGTCATTAAGTATGTGGCTAAAATTCACAGATAGTGGGGGTGCAAGATATGCTACTAATTTAGGTTCAGATAATTGGGGTATGTACTCAACTTCGGGCAAAATTGCCTTTTTCTCTAAAAATGTAAGTACTTGGAAGTCTATAATTGCAACTACCACTACAAATGATGGTCAATGGCATCACTATTTAGGTGTCAATGATGGAACAAATTTAAAACTTTTTATTGATGGTGTTTTAGATAACTCTAATACCGATGGAAGTAATGGTTCTACTCTCAATGCAGATAGCAGAATTGGAGCAAGATGGAATGGTTTAAATACTTTTAATGGCTCAATAAATGACGTTTCAATCTTTGACACAGACCAAAGTGCAAACGCATTGACCATCTTTAATGGAGGTGTACCAAATGACATTAGTGCCTTGAGTCCTATAAGTTATTGGAGAGCAGAACAAGTGACCTTTGATGGAACTAATTGGACATTAATTGACCAAGGTTCGGGAGGTAATAACGGAACAAGTGTATCAATGCCATTGACTGCAAGAACAAGTGATGTTCCTTTGTTTGATAATAAGTCATTTACTTATGATGGGGTGAGTGACTTTATTACTATGGGTAATGTTTTAAATATGGCAGAC